TCGGTGTAGTGTGACAACATATAATTAGAAACAAATCATTTTCATATCTATCTTTATTATGTATTCGAGCAAATCCTAATAAAGATATTTGGCTTGAATAATCAATGTATTTTCTACAGTGTATCGATTATTTATTCAACACAAAATTACACAATAGCAATCTCGTCGATTCTATACAGAATGCGCATGTTTTATGTGTGACAATCTCATGTGGCATAGGACTCGTCTATTATGCAAATTATTCATATGATCTTATTCCGTACTTATCCAAACTCATTATTATACAGTGTTCGGTTGATTTATTATTGACCAATAAACTAGATATCGTATTCCATCATTTGATTACCATCAGCATGGCTTATTTTTCATTTTCCCAATTTCCGTCTTCCCCAGTTACCATTCAAATGCCTTATGCAGTAATCATTTCTTCTGAAATCAGTAGTTTTTTTCTAGTTTTGAATCGATATTTCCCAAAGAGTAGCATCAACCATGTTTGTTTCATATCAACCTTTTTATATACTAGAATTTATCTATATCTTAGATTTTGTATTTTTAATCAAGAATACATGACGTTTGTACAGGAAACATTGACTTTCGATAAAGTTGTTTGTCACCATTTTCTGATGTATGCTTTCCTTTTCATTAACGTATATTGGGCCAGTATTATTGTCAAGACGATTTACAAGAAAGTAATTAAAAAAGATCACTCATCTTTTCGTTTGAACGAATACCTTCTCCAGTATACCTATTTTCTAAGCCCCTTTATATCCTTTCTGACATATGGTACCAATTCCAACCCTCTTTTCTTGTTAGACGTCATCGGACAGTCTATTTTATCTATAAATAGTTATTATTACCATCACGCCTTGTATAAAGCAATAAAACGACAGCCAAATAAACCGATCAATATACTTGATAATGACATTTACAATTCCTATATTGTCGACATTCTCTCCATCCAACTACGCACATTTTTAACCGTATTTGTGAATATGTCACAACTGGAAAACGGAATGGTATATCTCGGACTACTTTCATCTGCTCAAACTTATATCGGTTACCGTTTTTATGACTATATTATGGATATGAAAACTAGAAAACAAACCATTTTATATGGTGGAGAAAAAAATATTGTCGAATATTTTCTCTACCTACCCAAAGTCGTTTGTATTTTGATCGGGATTTTTCATAACAATGATCGTGATGCCACGAATCATCTCATTCTTTCATGTTTCTTTCTTTCCAGCTGTATTTTTATAAAGCCTTTTTATGAACTGAACCATTTTTTCATCCATATTGGTTTGCTGTATCAATCTTATGCGATAAGCGGAGTCAATTTCAGTATTTTATCTTCGTACAATAATAATTAAAAACAAATAGTCCTTGCAATAATATGGATCTTTTATGGTTTAACAATGAAATCAAAGCAGACGACGACGGATTGTACAATGGTCTAGTGCTGCCACCCGACCAATCTGGTTTTCTCTGGAATTTGTCCTGGCTTTCTCTCGCTTCTGGTGCCTATGGAATCACACAAGGACATTATAATCTAGTCGTGGTTCCCATTGGTGTTTGGATTACATCGATTAATTACTGGAGATCTCCCGACTATTCGTGGCGGAGATATATGGATATTTATTTTGTCCATATATCTTTGTCTTACCATTTATTTCTCTCTTTACATGCCGAATACCGTTTCCAGTACTGGGTATGTCTAGGTGCGGCAATTGCATTCTATCCTCTCGGTTGTTACCTGCATTTACATAACGAAAGTCGATCGTTGAGTACTCTTTGCCACGGAATGGTGCATATATTAGGAAATGTCTCGAATGTTATTCTTTATTCTGGAAAGATCGATTCATGAGGAGGAGCAAAATCGGATTACCGCGGATTTCGCACTGGGTTTGTTTTGTCGTCCGACTACGCTTTCTAATGCTCCTTCCGTCCAACCTTGTTGGAAACTCACCGCCTCACCGACAATCATAATATTTTTGTCGGGATGCTGGGCTTTTTCTATAAACTCGGCGCGTGTATTATAATATTTTTCAAGCGGTTTGTAATAATGTGTCCCGATATCCCAATAAAAATGTTTCATGGTTAAAAGTTTCAGACTATCTTTCTGAATACCGAGAGATTCTTCTATTAACTGGGAGAAGAAATGCCGGTTTTGTGCCGTGTTTTCGAGATGTGGTTTTAGGAACTCTGCGTGTTTATTGTCGCTGTATGCAATCATATAAATCCCTTTGTCTACATTTATCGGGATTATTTTTTGTAAAGGCCCGGGTACAATCGTCGTGCCTTTCATAAACTGATTGACGATATTCACCGATTTTTTATCGAATTTTCCGTAAACGCGCAGAAACGGCTGTCCCTCTATTTCCTTATAAATATGAAAATCTGGCAATAATAGAACGATGCTGGATATGGTGGTTGCAATGATTATTTTTTTCGCGGAAAAAACGTTCGATTTGGTGTACACTTCAAGTATGTTTTCGGATACTATTTTTGAGAGCGCTCGAATATTACTTGAAAACACGAAATGTTCTGGTCCGATCATTTCCGCCATCTTGGAAACCAACGTTTTCCACGCTACATGAAACCCAGTGAACTTGGTTGAGTTATCTTCCATTCCATAATGATATAATACGTCGTGTGCATCTTCGTTTTCATAATCAGTATATCCAGATGTGATTAGGAAATTTTCGTATTCTTCCGCGCCTAGTATTGATTTCGCAAAAGTCTTGAACGTTTCCGGTTTGTCGCTGTTGTATTTTTTTTTCAATTCGTCCATGATTTTGGGTATATTGCTGATTTGAGTGATGGTCCTGGAATATTTCGGTTCCACTATAAACTCGGGTGTTTCGATGGAAAACTCTTTCAATAGACGATGGAGCAGAACATCTTTTTTCCGTCTTCCTATGCCTGCCCCCGTGACTATCTCTGTGCCACAGAACATTTCGTTGCCTGCTCTTCCTCCCAATCTTTGCTTTGTCTCTTTTTCTAATATAATAAATGTAGTCGTGGGCAAAAAACGTTTTATATTATACGCAGCATAGAGACCCGCTATACCTCCACCGATAATAATAACATCATAGCTCATTTTATAAGATAATGTATATTTAAATTTATATAGTAAAGAGTTATATAGATTTATTACATAAAACAACAGATGGCCTCATTTTTTGAATATTGGAGAGATTTATTATCGCCCGCAGACTTTGATTATTTAGTTGATTTCATCGAAAACGTGAAAAACAACAAACCCAATGATAAAATGATGATTATTCATTCCGGACCGAAACTGATTGGGAAGCCAGGCACACTTAAAACGGAGATCATTACTTACCTTGGTAGGGAATTGTGCGGGACTTATTTCATGTCGGGCGAAATCATTTACAATGAAAACATTAAAAGATTGGCGTTTTTATCCGGATTGGATGAAGTTCCGTATCGTACGAATAACGCGATTATTAATTTGATCAAGTACCGGCAGTCTTGTATTGCAGACACGAATTATGTCGATCGGATTGACCACCGGCTTTTTCAATGTTCACATGTTATTTTTCTTCGTCATTGCTAGTTTTTTCATGTTCTTGTGTCCTATACATGAAAAAAAGATTGAGTATTTTTTGACTCGATGTAAACTACTCCTTGAAATGATATTTATATGTAAATGAATTTAAAGATATTCGGTAAGTATATACAAATATGTATACCCCCATCATTAGTGTATGTATGCTTTGGTTCGCGACGACGGTATCCGGCTTTGATAGAAGTATAGGGGCGACTGCGCCTCTGGGTTACTTTGACCCACTTGGTTTTGGTAATGACAAAACCATGTCGGAGTCGGTAAAACTACGCGAAGCCGAACTCAAACATTGCAGATGGGGTATGGTAGCGGCAGTTGCCATTCCAGGAACGGAATTGGTCACACATACACCTGCTATTTATTCTTTGAACGACCCCAGTATCTTTATCCCGTTTGTCGCCGCGGTAGCCGTCGCAGAAACCCGCTCACTAAAGTTGGGTTGGAAAAATCCCTTTGAAAACTCGTCTAACCTGTTTGTCATGGATGAATTTTATCAACCAGGTGATCTTGAGCTTGATATTGCATCACCTAGTACAAAAACGAATCCGTTTATGGCAAATGCGGAACTTAACAATGGAAGACTTGCGATGATCGCTGCACTGGGAATGATGACCCAAGAATTCATTTTTGATCATACCCTTTTTGTTTTTTAAATTTGGTGAAAATAAATAGATACTTTTCTTAAATGTTTTTAAAAATTCATATACTTGTTTTGTTTTTCTTCCCACATGTAATGCTTCACACATCCGCTGTATAATCCTATGTTGTCGTGTGTAGCACACGTACATTTCCTACCCGAGTTCGGGTTGGGTCGACCGCAAGTAATCACGTAGTGACCATTGTTCATTTTTCTCTTGTTTTTCATCCATTCTTTGGATGATAAAGGGTCGATCACGAATCCGTCGAGTTTCTGAGGTACGAATATTCGAGGCACTTTAGCAACCTCTTTTTCACGCGAAAAGTTTTCAAATATCGGCTCGATTGTGTCGGGGTGTTCCAGACGCATTGGCTTCAATGGGGGTGTTGTCGGCCATGCCGCTCTTGGAATTGGTGGGAACATGTTTGATCTTTTTTTTATTTTATCCGGTAGTTCGTAGAATATTGTGTCCGCTTGCGTTGTGGACCGGGTCGCTATTTTTCGGTTAGACATTTTGTTATAATTTGGGGTGGGGGTATGGTGTTGTATTTAGGAGGGTTATATTGTATCAATTTTTTCTGTCGATTTTTCGGGTGGGATTTTTTTAGGAGGGGATTGTATATCAAAAATGACTGAAAGAAAAAAACTGACTCAACAGTGTGCAGTCTTTAACCAAATGAAAACCGCCATCAACAATCTCGAAGAATATAAAAAGAAACGTACAACAAATGACTTCAGCCCAATAATCCCAACAAAACAGATTAAAATTATTAACGAAATGAATGAATATGCAATTGAGCATCCTGATATTTGTAATGCAAACAAAATAAAAGAACTTTACAATGGTTGGAAAACCGCTGTTGATATAAAGAGGGGAGCTGCAGCTGCAGAAGCAGCTGCAGAAGCAGCTGCAGAAGCAGCTGCAGAAGAAGCTGCAGAAGAAGCTGCAAGAGAAGCTGCTTCAGCTGCAGAAGAAGAATCAAGAGTAGCAGCTGCAGAAAAAGCAACAGCCGTAACAAAAGAAGGAGAAGAAGCAGAAGAAGGCGGTAAGCGTCGTCGTACCCGCAGCAAACGCACCAAGAAGCGGAAGCAGAAAAGTCAAAAATCCCCACGCGTTCGGCGTTCCAAAAAATAATAATCAAATACATTATCGAAATGCCGTCTTCTTTATTCACAAGACGTCATTTCTTATCATCATCATCTATATCCCATTAAGAACCATCATATCCACTTCGGATTTGATTTCCTTCATAAGCTCTTTGTCTTCCGTGTCAAATTTCGATTGGAATCCTCGGAAATGTTCTTGACTTGACGGAGAAATTTTATCCTTGTTTTCTTTGTATTTTCCATCTAGTATGTTGTAGCTGTTGTTTACCATGGTATCGATTGCGTCTTTGCGATCCACCGTTTTCCATTTCTGGTTGTTTCCCATGACCGACGCATAAGGTAGTTTCTTATTGGTGATTTTGATATTGTGGTTCTCGGGATGTTTCGGGTCGAAATGGATTTTTTCCAGCAAAGAAGGGATCGATTTGTATACCCGGCCGATACATGCTAGAATCGCCTTGTCGTCGATGTAGTCGGTGTTTTCGTTGCCGAATGCGTTAATGTTTATGGTGATGTTATTGTTTGTCGAATTGTCTATTTGGTTGTTCGTTGTCGTCTGCACCGAAGGTGTTGCGTGTTTCTCAAGAAGCATTGCGATTTGGGCCTTCATTTCCTCCCGTTCTTTTTCAAATAATTCCAACTTATGTTGCATTGTTTCCAGTAATATTTCAGTGGCATTCTGTTGAGTAGACATTTTCATTGGTGGCGTTGGAATGCTGGTTTTAAAGCTGCACTTTTTTTTATGATATTCCAAACTATTTTTGTGTGCATACGATTTGCCACATTCGCATGTTATTAGAGATGAAGAATGTCCTGTTCTTTTTTTATGCTTTATCGATTTCAGATGTTGGGATAAAAGATATTTTCTAGCATACGAAGTTTTACAATTGTCGCAATAGAACGTCGTCTCCATTTTAGTTTTTCAAGTAATTTCCTTGTATATCGTTACATTAGAATAATATATGCTGCCTAATCGGATAATGTGTATATTTTCGAAGAATATGTGTTGTTAATTCTACTATTTCGTTGAGTTCCAAAGGAATATATGTCGTATAATATATTTCCTGTAAATCTGGATGATTATGTGTTTGATAATATATTTTCTTTTCCTAAAATGAGGAATATGTGCTATATATATTATTTCAGCCTAATTATAAGAAGAGGAAAATGTGATAATATACAATGATTATCTGCTCGAACAAGATGAGGAATATGTGCTGTATAAAATATGTTTGAAGTGAGGGGGGAGAAAAAAATAAGAGTTCTAAGAAATATTTATCAAAAATAAAATAAACTTTTAATTTCCCTCCTTTCATTCGATATTCTCTGTCTGAAAAAAGCGAATCAACCCTCCACTCTTATTTGAAAAATCGGTATAAATAAAAACGAAATTTATATACAATACATAATACACGAAATACTTAAAGTTTAATATTTTGAGTACATTATAATATCCGATGATTTCTTGTGAACTGTGTAAAAAGACCTTCACCAGAATGCAATCATTAGATCGTCATAATGCTTCCAAGATGCACGAAACCCGGTCTTCTCTCGGATTGAAAAGGTACACGTGCGAGTGTGGGAAATATTATATCCACCAACAGAGCTTGCGTAACCATAAATTAAAACAACATCACAAGAAAGCGAACAAGTGCCAACCAATCGTCGAAATTCCACCTCCATCTCCAATTCCCCTCTCGTCACCACAACAAATTACAATCGAGAAAATACAACAAGAAATTGACGATATAAAAGAGGAAATGCAGATGATCAAAAAAGAGAATGCAGACCGGAAGATTGTGGTTTCGGCCCCGAAAACTAGAGGAGACAATAGAATAAAAATAAATAAAGAGATGAGAAAAGAAGTCGTGAAGAAACAAGAAAATAGATGCGGAGAATGCAAAGAGGAATTATCTTTATATTTTCAAATTGACCATATTATAGCAATACAATTTGGGGGCACAAACGATGAAACGAATCTCATGGCATTATGTTGCGAATGCCACGCGATAAAATCCATAGCAGAAAACCAATGTCGACAACAAATACAAGACGCAATCAAAAACATTTTGAGAGAAAAACAAGAATACAGTGTCCTTTCATAAAACATAAAAGCAAAGCTATTAAAATAAATTCACGAATATACATACGTATACTATGTACTTTTTGAAATGCGTAGATTATATATGCGGGACGAAGCTAGAAAATAGCCAACTTATTCAAAATATTCAGAATGCACATTCATTCGCAACGGCAATCATCTGCGGAACAGGTCTGACATACTATGCTTATTATTCGGCACATGCAGTCGTTCCCTTTCTCCAAAAACTGATCCTGATCAAGTGTTCTTTCGACCTTTTCTTGACGACAAAACACGATATTTTTATCCATCGTCTTATCACCGTTAGCATGTGTTACTTTTCTCTCACGCACTTGTATTCTGTCCTCGAGATCGTTCATTTTCAATCTGCCGTGATTAT